GAGTTGAAGTTTTTCTATTATTTCTTTCATTTATTAGTTCCTTTATATTGATTAATAAATAGTAATACTCTATTATTTATAGAGTAAGGTAAAGTCAAACTTACCGCGTAAGCGGGCAAGAGACAAGTTTAAACGCAAATAGACAAATCTCCCCCGCTTCTCTTATAATAACATTTATAATAAAGGAGAAGCACAATGTTCGGAAAAAATGAAGTCGTAGGCCAAAGGTTCTTTCGAGATAAACCCGATAATTTATTGTTCGTAACATCAATATTTTACACACTACAAGGCGAAGGCGTGTATAGTGGAAAACCTGCCGTTTTTGTTAGATTAGCAAAATGCAATCTGAGATGCAGTTGGTGTGATACATTTTTTGATGATGGCGACTGGTTAACATTTGATGAAACATCAAATAAAATTGATAAAGTTATTGAAGATTTTTATTTAGAAAAAAAATTGGTTAGACCAAAGTTCACAAAGCATGATGAAAATACCAAAAATGAATTAGTATTAGTGGTGACTGGTGGTGAACCCACCTTACAGAAAAATTTAGGACCTTTTTTGGATCATATGAGTAATATATTTAAATATACTCAAATAGAATCAAATGGTATAATTCATCAACCCAGTATACCGCCATCAACAACAATAATTATAAGCCCCAAATGCTTAGAAGAAAATGGAGTATCTTTAAGGTATATACAACCTAACTTAAAAAATTTAGAAGTAGCAAGTTGTTTAAAATTTGTAATGGAGGCTGATTCAGAAAGTCCTTACAGTTCAATTCCCGATTGGGCTTTTGAATGGAAAGAAAAAACTGGTAAGGAAATTTTTGTTAGTCCAATGAATATATATAATTCAGAACCACAAAAATCTAAAGATCTTAGAATGAAAACCAATAGGATAGAATTAGATGAGCGTTCAAAAACAGATGAAGTAATTAGTTTTTGGGAACCAGGATTACTAGATTTAAAAGAAAATCAAAAGAATCATGAATATGCAGCTCAATATTGTGTCATCCATGGATTACGATTTCAACTTCAAACACATTTATATGCCAGTTTGGCCTAAGAAGAATATTATCATAGTTTACATAAATATTAGACTATGGAGGTTTTAACATGTATTATTTGATGATCAAAGAAATAGAACAAACAGGTATGAAATATCTTTGTAAAAAGAAACAGAATTTACGTGATATTAATGATCACATAAATTATAAAGGTTCTGGTAAATTTTGGAATAGAATTCTAAGAGCTCATCCGGATTATACTATAAAAACAACAGTATTGGGATTGTTTACTGCTCAAGAATTAGAAAAACAAGGACTATATTATAGTAAGTTCTATAACATCGTTGAAAGTAAAGAATGGGCAAATTTAATTCCTGAATCGGGAGTAGGTGGCGACACTTCAAAAACTGAAAATTTTTTAAAGGCACAAAAAGAAGGTAGATTAGGAACCAAACAATTACCTACGAAATATATTTTTAACCCAATAATCAATATTGCTAAAAAAATACCAATAAATGATACTGTTCCAGAAGGATGGACTTTAGGTAATGATCCAAAGAAAAAAAATGGGCCTAATATTGGTGCTAAAATATATCACAATGGTGAAAGAAAAATTTATTTGTATCCTGGGGAAACTATACCAAATGGGTTTATACCAGGGTTGTGGTACAAAGGAACTACTAAAAATCGTATCGGATGCTATAATCCGAATACTATGGAAAAGAAATACGTTACTAATATTGAAGAAATACCGACTAATTGGGTTAGAGGTGTGCCCCCTACTACCAACAAAAAAATACAAACTCCTGATAAAATATATTGCTCAATAAAGGATTGTATGGAAGATTTACACCTAACGAGATACCAAATATCTAAAAATATTAACACATTAAAAGGATGGAATTACATATGAAAAATCAACCTAGAGTATATAAATGGGTAAGTACAAAAGAATATCATGATGCGTTTCCTTGCGCTTATCGGCAATGGAAGGCAGACAGTCATTGTAATAAAATACATGGCTACTCGTTTTCAATGAAATTTTATTTCGGTGCTGATGATCTTGATGCAAGGTCGTGGGTAAGCGATTATGGTGGATTAAAGGAATTGAAAAAATTCTTAGAAGAAAAATTTGATCATACTCTATTAGTTTCAGCAGATGATCCAAATATGGATATCTATAAAGAATTGGAAAGTCGCAAGATGGCAAAATTAACGGTATTACCTAAATTGGGTTGTGAGGGACTTGCTGACATATTATACAAATATGTTAACGGTATTTACATACCTGATATGTGGGGTCCCGGTGAAGCAGATAGGCTATGGTGCTTTAGAGTTGAAGTACGAGAAACCCAAAGCAATATGGCATATCGAGAAGGTCATCGAGAATGGAATGAAGACCTATTTGAAGAATTCGCGTAATAAAATTAAATATATTTTAAAGGAGACTTACCATGTCATATGATTCAAAAAAAGTTGATCCACAATTGGGACGGAGAATTTATAATTATTTGTTAGAAAAGGGAGTTGAAACTCCAATATTAAATGCTAGTCATTCTTTCACTGAAGAAGAACGTAATAAAAAAATTAACGCAATTAAAGAACACTTTAAAGAAATAATGGAATTAATGAATTTAGATTTAAGTGATGATAGTTTACGAGATACTCCCAATCGAGTAGCAAAGATGTATGTTAATGAAATTTGTTGGGGGTTAGACCCAAATAAATTTCCCAAATGTACTGTTGTAGAAAATAAAATGGGTTATGAAAACATGGTTGTTGAAAAGGACATTAATGTTTCTTCATTGTGTGAACATCATTTTGTTGCCATCACAGGAAAGGCCACTGTAGCTTACATACCCAAAAATAGAGTGTTAGGATTAAGTAAAATGAACAGAGTGGTTGAATATTTTTCTAGGAGACCACAAATTCAAGAAAGATTAACAGAACAAATATATCACTCTTTGAGTTATATTTTGGGCACTGATGATGTGGCGGTTGTTATCCGGGCTGATCATATGTGTGTGAAGACGCGTGGTGTAGAAGATACCGGTTCATATACAATCACTAGCAAATTGGGCGGAGGATTCAAAGATTCTGGGTTAAGATTAGAATTTATGAATATCGTTAATAGTAGATAAATGCCAAGACGAAAAACTAATAAGTAATTCATAGAGGAAGCACAGAAAGTTCATAATTATCGTTATGATTATTCAAAAACTTCTTATATTAATGCTTATACTAAAATAATAATTATATGCGAAAATCATGGAGAGTTTAACAGACTCCCCATGATCATATACGACCACGTGGCTGCCCCTCATGTGGTAACGAATCAAGAGCAGAAAAAACAGGCAAAATTAAAATACATAATAAAGATATTTTTGTTAATAAAGCCAAGAGTATACATGGCGATAGATATTTATATGACAATACAATATACACCGATTCCCATGCAAAACTTGAAATTATATGTAAAATACATGGTTCTTATTGGCAAGTGGCTCATTCACATTTAGAGGGTAGGGGATGCAATAAATGTGGATTAGGCAATAATAGCAAAAATGAGACAATCTGGTTAGATCAACATGGTATACCTATTGAATATCGACAATATATGATAAAAATAAATTCTAAAAAATATTTTGTTGATGGATATTGTCCTGATACAAAAACGATTTATGAATATTATGGTGATTATTGGCACGGTAATCCAAAAACAACTAATCATTCCAAGGATAATAGACATAAGAATTTATCTTTTGGTGAGTTATATTTTAACACACTCAAACGTGAAGAAGTTTTTAAACAAAATGGTTATAAGGTAAATTTTATTTGGGAAAGTGATTTTGTGTCTGACGGTTGACAACTCACAGAAGTGTTGTAAAGTTATGGGGTAACAAACTGTTACCCCAAACCATATCAGGAGTTAAAATGGCTGATGAAAATGTAATTAAGTTTAGTGCGTTCAAGCGCCGAAAGATTGAAGCCGTGACTAGTACACCAGCACATAAAATCACGCAAGATCAACCAACAAAAAAAATTACTGAAATTGTTAATGAAACCCTGGCAGCGATGATGCTTGAATTGGAAAATGAAGGCGTAGACAGCGAACATGCCAAAATGCTTATGCGCGCCAGAATTATTGGCCGGCTTTTGGAAGAAACACTTGCTGAAATGAATGGCGCCCCGATGAGTGATTGGATGAAAAAGCTATTAACTCATTTTTAACGTTTTAAGAGCTTTGACTTCATTTTTGTAAATATCAATTATTCTATTGTTATCAGCTAATATATCTGTATATTCTTGAATACTTTTTTCAAGTTCGGATATTTTCTTTAGGACTTCCTGGTA